CACATATGACATGCGTTGAATTGAATACAGGGAAAAGATTTGCTTCTAATGCTTTCCCAATATGTAGTAATCTTTGGTTGATTAATCGACATGCTGTGGAAGGAAATGAATTGCAAGCAACATTCGTAAGGAGAGATCCTAAGACTGTTGGTAGTAATTTTAAGGCTTTATTGTCTCCTGTACACATGGTGCCGGTTGAAGATACCGAATTTATGTTAGTATATGTACCTTCGGGCGGTGACAATAAGGATATGTTACCATATTTCCCCTTATCAAGACAAGAGAAATCTTGTACTGCTGCACTTTTATATAAGAATGATGAAGCAGTTGTTAAAATTCAGAAAGTCAAAGCTCTGCCTAGAGTTATTACTTCAAATACTATATCTACACGTGGATATGCATATAAGACTGAATACCCTACGTTTTTCGGTCAGTGCATGTCTGTTTTAGTAAGCGAAGATATTACTCCTAGGATTTTAGGATTCCATTTTGCTGGTAACACTGGCACTAATATGGGAGGAGCTTGTTCAGTTACTCAGGAAGAAATTTTAAATGCCATTAGTTTAATTAAAGAACGATATGGTGTGTGTCTTTCTGTCAATACTGGAACACTGAAACTTGAAGAACAAGGGGGTTGTCCAAACGTCAACTTGTTAAACGTTATACATGAAAAGAGTCCACTTAATTTCTTAGATGATAATGCTACTGTGGTCGCTTATGGAGCCCATGACGGATGTAGACGCAAATTTACATCTAGAGTCGTTAAGACCATTATATCTCCTTTAGTGGAAGAGGTCATGGGTGTAGAATGCAAACATGGACCACCTTCAGAAATGAATTCATGGAAACCATGGCAAGCTGATTTAAACAATATGACTCATGTAAAATCAATCTCACCAACTTTACTGATGTGTGCTGCACGCGACTTTGAGACGAAAATTTTTGAAGGACTGCCTAACAGCACATGGAAGAAAGTACACCCTATTAGTAATGAAAGCAATTTAGCTGGAGCTGATGGAGTGTATGGTATAGATAGTATTAACATGAAGTCATCTATGGGACATCCTTGGAATAAACCTAAGACACATTATTTGACACGATCCAATATACCTTTACCAGGAATATCTCAACCAATTAATTGTCCAAAATGGGTATGGGACGAAGTAACTAAAGCAGAACAGGCTTTTTTGCGCGGAGAAAGATATTATATGATCTTCCGTGCTAATTTGAAGGACGAACCAACAAAATTAACTAAGAAGAAAGTTAGAGTTTTTTGTGGTGCACCTTTACCTGGGTTACTCTTAGTTAGGAAATATTTCCTTCCACTTGCAAAAGTGATTATGGAAAATTCTGAACTTTTTGAGTGTGCTGTAGGTATTAACGCTCATGGTCCCGATTGGACAAAATTCACGAAACATGTTACTAAATATGGTCGTAAAAGAATGGTTGCTGGAGATTATAAAGATTATGATTCCACAATGCCTGCATCAGTGACATTAGCTGCTTTCCAGATTTTAATTAATATGGCGAAGAAAGCTGGTTACAATGATGATCAGATTAAGATCATGCAAGGTATTGCCACTGAAATCTGTTACCCTATTTATGAATATAATGGGGAATTTCTACAAATATTTGGATCCAATCCTTCGGGACATCCATTAACAGTTTTCATAAATAGTTTTGCAAATTCTCTTTATATACGATGTGCATATTATTACATATATCCTTATGACGAGAATGATCCATTTGATTGGCATGTTGCACTGATGTGCTATGGGGATGATAATATTATGTCCGTCTCTGAAGATAGACCTAATTTCAACCACACCACAATTGCTGATGCTATGGCAGCATATAATATAACATACACCATGGCACAAAAAGATCAAGAATCAATACCATATATTGATCTTTCAGAATGCACTTTTTTAAAGCGCAATATGGTATGGAGCGCCGAGTTCCAACAATATCTCGGCCCGATTGAAGAAGCATCGCTTTACAAGACATTACATTGTGTTTTGGAAAGTAAGATACTCACTCCACAGGAACATGCAGTAGAAGGCATTAAATGCGTCTTAGATGAATATTTCCTGTTTGGTGAGGATGTGTACAACGATCGCGTTGAGAAATTGACTGAGATATGTCGACGAGCTCAACTGTTACATCACTTTGAAGGTGAGTTGCCTACTTATGAGGACCAGAAGGAATCATATGTAGAGCGATATCTTTCAACTGGAGAAGGGTGTGCAAAAAATCCTGATAGTAGTCGTCAGGTTGGTCTAGCAGCAATGCTAGAGCCAGATGTATGAGAGTATCTCTGCGTTGATAATTTGTAAGAACCATAGTTTTTTTAAGTATACGCAGAAATGCGCATATGGAATTTTTAATATGGAGACTACAAGTTTATTAACGGAACATTGAATTGGCTTTCGTGCTGTATTATGCAGCGAAAGTCCCAACGGAC